GCGAAACTGAAATTTCCACCCAAATTTAATACAAGAAGAGGAGCCATAGTTGAGTTTCCCCAATTTAGTGATCCTCCAACAGCTGGTGCGTTTCCGTTAGCAAAAAGTGCATATGCAGTCGCCTGCAGGTATCCTGAAAACCCCGCTGGTAACGTTATAGCAATTTGGCCAGCCGCTGGCCTACTGAATATAACAGGAATGGTGCTTGCTGGGAATAACAATGCTCCTAGAGAAGGATCTCCAGTTGCAAAATTATAACCAACAGGCAAGAGGTTGTGAAGATGTGCGTATTGTGCTAAATTATTTGCCAATTTAGGTTTCAAAAATGTTATGTCATATGACACCCATAATTCACCTATATTTGTGGAGGCTCCTTGCATGCCTACAGTTGCCAAATAAAAAGTAGCAAAATCATATAAACGCAAATCGCCTGTTGATACTGGTCCAGGACGAGTGGACAATGTATAAATAGGAGATTCGCCTCTAGCACATTCAACCGGATGCATCAAATTCACACTTGGTTTTGAAGAACAAGTGAATTCATACTGCTCCATGGTCTGCTTATTAGTAAATGAAGGTAAAAGAACATTATATTGTGTAGTCATCACCACAGTACCAGAAGCTGTATTGGTGGATGACAACGCATCATAAGAGTTTGATTTAAATTCAAATATTAATCCGTTAATCTGATATTCGTCAAATTGTTGTGCTACGGGAGCAAGCCAAGGAAAAGTAGTTTGCAATCCAGGTTGTAAAGGGTAAGCTTGTATTGCGAAAGCCCCTGCGGTGCTAGATGTCACAACATCATTAAGGTATTCTCTATGCGTAATTCTAACGCCCCGCCCATTCTTTATGAATTTAGGCAAAGCATCAGAAGCTGCAGCTCCCATGAGAGTGTTAGAGTCTACTTTATAATCACCAAAACCTGTAATTTTCTTGAAGAGCATGCCTGCGCCGCCCCCCAAGAGTGAACCAACCCCCCCACCAGCAGGGCCCAAAAGAGCTCTACCGATGGAAGCGCCTATTGATTTACCAATTGACACTGCCGCACCGGGTCCTTGTTGTTGTTTCTTAGTGTTGCCACCAGCTTTGCGCCTGGCGGGCATCTTCCCAGAAACTTTGGAAGATTTGTTTGCGCTCTTTTTCTGTCGTTTAGACATCTATTAGTTTTCGTAATTCTTTTAAAACTAATATTGATTGCACCATGTCATAGCTCAAAAAACCATACACATCGTTGAGCGGTACTACATAACGATTATCATACTCAAAATGGTTGGGAGTACAATGATCATATATTACCGGGTGCGCTAAAGAGCCAACACTATGTTTGTTGCGGAAGTAATTTTCTAAGCATAATTGTTCGTCAATGCTATATGAAAACACTTCTTCCATCAATTCACGCGATGAAAAGCTGACCTCCCTTGTAGGCAAGTTTGTAGCTGATTGTTTCTCCAATGCTTTCTGCATGTAAAAACTTTCAGTATTATCAATCTTGCGTTTGAGGCCGTGGGTTACTCGCAACAAATAAAGAGCAAATTCTTGTACTATTGGACAACCAGGATATTGATGAATCATTGAAAGGGCTTTGCTTCTTAAGAGCCGCAAATGTGTTTTATTGCTTGCTCCCACATACTTTGCATTGCCCCAACTACAATTCAACATAATCTTAGTTGGATCGGTTATTACTGTACTTGATTCGTTGTCAAATATCTGCCCGCAAAAACTTGCTAAATTTGCGTGCTCGTAATAATCTATTTTTACAGTGAATCTAAGTCTGGCATAATCTTCAATACTCAACTCTTCCCCAATATATTTCCCCAAGCAATCATCGCCTTCGATCAAACAATCGACTTCAATGCAATCTTGTGTTAAATATAGGAATATCATCAAATTTGAAAATCCATTACCCAAACTCGTATTCATTTCCCCTGACATCCTACACGCAAGCAATTCCAATTTCAAATCCCTAAATGCGATCCTATTCCTTCCAGCAATGACCTTACGACATAATCTCATGAAATCTTTTCCTTCAGGGAGATGCTGT